ACCCTCACAGTTTAAAAAAATATTTAGTTTTTTATAAAATGGTATCACTGTGATACAAATGTGTAGCAACCAATACATAGTTGCATATATAGTACAGATATGTTAGCATATCCATACGTTCATCTCACAAGAGACGCAAGTAAGCCGACTCGGAACGGATACGTTCATCCCATATGGGACGCAAAAGCCGACTGAAGGAACGGGTCTAATCCACCCTACCTAAGGTAAAGCCAATGGCAAAAGTCAACTACCGTGGTGTCGAGTATGACACCGATGAGTACAACAAAAAAGTACTCGCTGAAGCAGCTCAGCATAGAAACCATGATCTAATGTATCGTGGTATTAGACATGAACATAAGTTCGCATCTAAGAGCTAAGCTAACTTACTTGGACTAATGTTAAACCTTCTCTTTACAGGGAAGGTTTTTTCATATATAATGGAACTATGATTAGAGGTAAGAATGTTACACATGCGGGAACAATTATTAGCAGCAGTTAAAGCCCATGCACAGGGTGAAATTGCAAAGCACAGAGCAAATGTCAATGTTTACTTAGAACATCCTGCTGGTATTGGAGAGCATTCAGATATTACAGAAGCAATTCAAGTAGAATTGGATAAGATTGCTCGTTATCATGATCAAGTTGAAGTTATTGAAAAATATTTTAAGAGTTAATGGATAGAGAAAAACTTAAACTAATTGTCAGAAACCTCAAATTATTAGTTGACTCATTAGAGTCTGAGGTGTATTCTGATGTGGATGCTTATAATAATTCTAAGGCATTCTCTAAAATAACTGATTACGATGAGGTCTTTGATGACGATGACGGATACCCAGATTAAACTTATTAGTGTTACTCCTGATGCGGAGAAGACAATAGCATATGTTGCTCGTGTAAGTAACCCTAAGAATCAAGACAATGAGAATTTTTCAGGGTTACTTAAGTATTGTATTAAGCACGGTCATTGGTCTGTGTTTGAGCAAGCATTCATGACGGTAGAGATTAATACTACCAGAGGATTAGCAGCACAGATACTAAGGCATAGATCATTCACTTACCAAGAGTTTTCTCAAAGGTATGCTGATGTCTCTTATATTAGAGAGGATATCCCTTTACCTGAATTACGTCGTCAAGATGAAAAGAATAGACAGAATTCTATTGATGATGTTGATCCTAAAGTAGTTGAGACATTTAATAAAGAGATGAGAGACCATTTTAATAAGTCTATTGATCTCTATAAGAAGATGCTTCATGCAGGTATTGCTAAAGAGTGTGCTCGGTTTGTACTTCCACTTGCCACACCTACTAGATTGTATATGACAGGTAGTGTTCGTTCATGGATTCATTATATTGATCTAAGGTCAGCACATGGAACCCAGAAAGAACATATGGATCTTGTAGAAAATGTTCGTTTTATTTTTAAGGAACAATTTCCAACAGTTTCAGAGGCACTTGAATGGATGTAAAGTATGTTGATAGTTTTTTAGATAAGATAGATTTTAAGAAAGTTGCAGACAGAACTGTTAATGCTTCATGGAATATTCAACGTAGTGATTCTACTAATAAGGAGCACTTTGACTTTTTATATTTGGATGTATCAAATGAAGAATTTTATAATAAGTATTTGTTTGATAAAGTTAAGCAACATTTGGATGGTGAATACAAATTACAACGAATCTATTTTAATGGTCAATGGTCTGGAAGAGAAGGAAATTTTCATAATGATGGATGTGATATAACTGTATTGTTTTATGTAAGTGATTATGAATATGGATGGGGTGGATTCACTGAGATTATGACATCATCAACTTCACCAACCATTATTCATCCTTTAAAGAATAGATTGTTAATTTTTCCTGGAAGGATTATGCATAAGGGATATTCATTTTCCTATCAAAGTTGTCCCATGAGAATTAGTTTAGCATTTAAACTTCATACTAAATAAAAACACATAACTTTATATTGATATGGCAACATACCCTGTTATAAACAAAGAAACTGGTGAACAGAAGGAAGTCGCAATGAGTATCCATGATTGGGATCAGTGGAAAGATGATAATCCTGATTGGGAACGGTACTTTACTCCTGAAAATTCTCCAAGTCTAGGAGTTGAAGTTGGTGAGTGGAGAGATAAACTTGTGAATAAGAATCCTGGATGGGGTGAAGTTCTTAAGAAGGCTGAAAAAGCTGGAGGTATCTCTGGACGATTAGCA